TGCATGACTGCGAAGCCGTGCTTCTGGAATACCTTAGACGTTGCGTCGATCACTGCCTCGAGTGAGGCGTAACGGTTTTTGAAGTGCGGGTTCAGGCTGTCTTTCTTGACTGACTCCATTGATTGCTGTGCTTTGATAAGTGCTTTGATTGCTGTGTCGCTCATGTTAATCTCCTTAACTTCTTACTGTGATGCGTAGTGACCCACGCTTGTCTCTCTTGAGGGTGATGCTGTTGCTGTAAACTTCGCGCTCGTTCTGCCCGACCATTTCCTTCAAGGATTTCTTAGCAGCCTCAAATGATTTGGCCGCTGGTTCGTGCTCGATGTAGTCGTGCGCTGCTGCGATGAAGGCGTTGTCTCTTGAGGCGTCTCGCTTGACCATCTGGTCCACCTCAATCTTGTCGATTGATGATGTCAGGGACGTCGATACCAACTGGCTCTTCATCCCGTAGAACGTAACCCCAGAAGTCCGACACCACTGCCCACATAGAATTGAAATACTCTTTGTTACGTGAGACATACGTGCTCTCCCATTTGCTGTTACCGAATATGACTGACAGGTAGATGCCCTCTGCGTCAGCGAGGTGCGCGTACATCTGCATCTGTGGCATGTAGAACTCGAGCGCCTTATCCATAGTGTTGAATGAGTTCGTGTGCTTGGCCTCAACGATAGCGTTGCCGAACATGCCATCGACTGTACCCTTAGCTGGTACACCGCTGATGTCTTGAGTGTACTCAGCTTGCTGGTTCTTGACCGTGCATCCGTACTCAGTCTCGAACCAATTGATGTTGAAGTCTTCAGTGTGGATGCCGAGTTGTACTGCTATGTTGCGGCTGAGATCATCGCCTTCAATGAGCCCTGTCTTGATCTGCCATAGCTTCAGCCATTCTCCTTGCATGATCTTCACGCAATCTGAACCACCTATAAATCCTAATCTATTCATATCTTACTCTCCTTAGTACAAGTTATATGTACTGCTTATGCGCAGTATGTTCAAGCGTTTCGTGTAGAAATATACTTATCGTATGGTGCGAGGTCAGCATCTGTGATGCCGTACTCGTTAATGAGTTTGTCTCGTGAGTGACCTGATAAATACGTGTCTGAAATAGCGCCGCCTGAGAGCACGGTCTTGGCAGTCAGGGCGAATGGGTCATTGGCATACGTTGATGGCGCTGTACGGGCCTCTACGCCGCTGCTAGTGGCAGTCTTGGTTGCTTCCAAGAACTCTTTAGCAGTGGGGAGGACGCGGGTACGTGCATTACGTGTTGCTTCTTTGGTAATCGTAGCAGTGAACAAAGCCATGCGCTGCTTGTTGACTCCGCTAGGTATGTTGGCGTTGATAGTGTCGATCACATCCATCGCAACCATCTTAGGCTCGAGGTCACGAGGCATAGCGAAGCGAGTTATGATGTCTGATTTGAACCAGTCCTTGAGGTAGGCCATGCGTTCGTCATAGTTCATCGAGGAATCCTCCTAGTTTTTTCTGTGGCATTTCTGTCTCGAGCTCATCTTCCCAGCGTTCTTGGTTAAGCCATGTCGCAGGGTGCGGGATGAACTGGCGTTCAGTACCCATGACCTCGCAGTGCTTGGTGTAATCTAGCGCAGCTTGGATAATGACGTTCGGGTCTTCGAACTTAGTAGCCTTAGCGAAGGCAGTACGTGCTGTGCCCTTGCCGATACGTCGTGGATACGTAGACCAGAACGCCCAGAACATTTCTGTATCGAGAGGGTGTGCCAATTTGGCACGAGAAATACTACTTACTTTATTAATATCTAGTATAGTAATATTACTAACTACTTCGTGTGCCAATTTGGCATGGGTATCGTCTGTCATTTCGTCCTCCATACATGTGATAACATAGAAATTAGATGTGCCCTTTCGTTGTTTGATCTTGATGTGACCATTGATCTCGAGCCACTTCAGTGACCGAGCAATGGATCGCAATGGTATTTGACTGCCAAGTGCAAGCGTATCTCTTGAAGGGTAACATTCCCCTTGACCGTTGCTGTACTTAGCGAGTTCTATCAGAGTTGCCTTAGCATACGGCTTGTCTATCTTAGATAAAGCTATGTCTGCTATGAGATCAAAGTCCATGGTCTCCTCCTCCCTAACTGGCGGCAGTTACATATAGCTGTCGCCGTTTTTTTCTGGATCATAGTCGTTGAGTTTCTTGTCACGATAATTATTAATCTGTTGTTTCATTGATTGCTTATCGACTTGAAGTGTAGCGATACGTTTCTCTTTGTTATCAATGACTTCGCGTTGCTTAGCGATCTTAGATTGCATGACTGATATGAGCTTACGTGCTTCATTGAGATTGTTTTCTAATGACTTGATTCTTCTGTCGCTCATGCTCGTCCCTCGCTTTTGTTTGTCTCGGTAACGACACGATTTACTGCACCGATTACTGAGTTACGGCTGCGCCCTAAGAACACAGCGATGTCTCGCATCGTCCAGTTCTTATCTCTGAGTATCAGTGCATCAAGAACCTCGTCGTCCTCCCACTGGCCTGTCTTTAGTGCTCCATCTTTACGTAGCATAAGTGTTCCTTTATTTAATTGAGTAGAATCCGACACGTTTACCGTCACCGATGTCACGTCTGTCGCAGACGATTGGCCATCCAGCTTCCTTCAAGTCATATATTCTAGCAGATAATCTGAAGCATCCGAACATATTCAGTGCTTCCATTGGGCTTATTTCTTTACCAGTCTCGAGGTAGCTAAGAATCTTTGCGCTTTGTGAGTCCATGTTTTTTCTCCGTTCGTTTTTTACGTGCTCGTTTGTTACGAGCTATTCTTTTCTCATCGTCTGTCTTGTGTGTCGGGTGCAGTAAGCCACCGTGTTGTGGGTGAGCGTGCCTCCACTGGTATGTTAACCAGTTAGTGATCCACTCTATCTCTTCGCCTGCACCGCAACGTCTAGCGAGGTTGAAGACCTTACCTTCCATGCCATTGCAGTTCATGCACAACACGTCTCGTATGTATCCCGTGGTGTGGTCGTGATCTAAGGCTGGGTTCTTATGACCCGCCTTCATGCTGCCCTTGCACAGTGGGCATATATGTTTCTGTTGCTTGAGTAATTCTTTACGTTTGTCTGCTATCTCTGATGTCTTGAGTCTCACCAGTCAGTATCCCATGTTGATTTCTTGGTTGTGCTTGTATCCCATGCGTCCTTACTCACGCTGTTCTTTGTTGATGGGCCTTTGCGTTTAGGTTTGTTCGGCTGCGATTGCATTACCTTCTCAGCTATACGTGCTTGCCAGAAGTCGTCGCGATAATAACAGTTCATACATATGAACCAGTGCTTATTCATGGTGCGCCCGTGGTCATTCTTTAAGACAGCAACGAAGTTCGTTACGTTATCTCCGCAAGAATCACAAAGGACTAACCCTTTTTTTAATTTCGATTTCGTACTCAAGAGAATCTAACCAACACATTAGCATGAAGCCTGACGGGATGCGCTTGTGCGTTTCCCATTTGTGGATGAGCGATGACGTACATCCTATGTTATGTGCCAGAGCTTCTTGGCTTAAACCTTGCCCTTGTCTTGCGTATGTCAACTCTTGAACCAGCATCTCGTAACTGCTCGGTATGCTTACGGGCTTCTTGAAGTGCGTGAAGTTTTTCAAGGTTCTTGATTACCTTTCTTGCGGTGTCATACCTGAGCTCCGTCTTTGCATTGATCGTGCGGTAATACGTAGATGTTGGTATGTCAGCCGACTTAAAGGCTGTAAGCAAAGGCACATCATACGCCTTCGCTTTGTCTTTGATTGTTTGCAGGTATGATTTCATTCATACTTACTGCATGATTGCAGCTAGTTGGTCAAGTCCAGTTAAGTGTACTGCCGATGGCTGCGTAACCTGCGATGTCTACCATCGTATCTCGGCTAGCCTTCTTACCATCAGGTACTCGAGCCACTTTAAGTAGCACCATCATGAGAGCTACGTCTTGCTCTGTTATGTTTTGTTCGAGATGTGTGCTCCACAGAGAGGCGATCTTCTTGAACGAATCTTCTGGTGGTCCGTATTCATCCTGTCTTCCACCGCTAATAACTTCGGATGCTTCCTCTAGTATATCAATCATCTTGCTCTCCTGTTCCGTTGCACTCTTTGCAGATAACCCACTCAGTGCTGATAAATCCGTAATCATTGCTGAAGCTAGCGCGTTCAACATAGTCTTCTTCGACTTCGCCTTTGCCTCCGCACTCGTTGCAGTCTTTGTGTTCATTGGAATCGCTCATATGGTACCTCGTCATCTATTTCATCTACATCTTGTGCTGCTTCCCACGCTTTAGTAGCTCGAGACAAGAATCTTTCTCGATTGAACTTAGGGTTCGTAGCTCTGAGCTCATCTGCGATGTCGCGTAGTTTAGTAGGCCAGGATACTTGAGGTGCTATTACATCAGCGATGAAGTTGTAATGCGCTCGTGTCAT